TCCCGCACGGGCAATTCTGATCTCAACGCCTGGGGCATACTCAACAATCACGCCTTCCTTTTCGACGTTTTTGTCAGTCTCAAACATTTTACGCAATGGATTACTCATTTTCTCTGTCTCCTATACAAAAAAGAAAGAAAGGACCGGGAACGTCCCCGGACCTGTTTACTTCGGTTTACTCTGGTTTACGCCTCAGCGGCGTCCGGCAAATAATCCCAAAAAGACATTAGAAGTGTGTGATCGAATCCAGCAATTGCTCCAGTTCCAATCGCAGCTTCTTGTGTCAGCGGAATGCGAATCGCTTCGTTCTGGTTCACGTCCAGACGAGCATCGCCCAAGCCCAGCAGCGGGATGTCCACGGTGATGCCTGCGTTGTCTTTGACGAGGTGCATGTCCAAGGTAATGTCGCTGTTGTTTCTGACGGCGGTCACGGCCGATACATCCATGAAGTAGGCGGTCATGCTGCCCGTCACCACAAAATTGCCATGACTTGCGTCAAAACCACCCAGCACACCGATGGCCTTGTCAGGAGAGACGTTATTGTTGATCGTCAACGTCATCTCCTCGGCAAACGCAAACAACGCCGTGGGATTTGAGTCCGTATCACTCACAACCGCAATGTTGATGCGAGGGACATCGGAACTCGTATTAAATGCGGCCTCTTCTACAGAATCCATCCGTGTACCGCTTTTAACACCAGTAGCTCCGTTACGGTGCTCATGATCCATCGCCACAAAGGAAAGGTCCATCACTGCTTTGTCGGCCGTGGGAATGTTGAGGCTCATTTCATTGGGCACTGCACCCGTGAGGTATTCCGATTGAATTTGCGTCGGTTCATCCTCGTCTGGAGCCCCCAACTTTCGCTCGATATTGTAGGTTCGACGTACAATGTCAGTGCCGGTCTCGTTCTTGAGCACTCGGCCAAAAAAGACTTGGATAGTCTTGTCAGTACCGGCGTCGGTCGAAAGATCATTCTGCGATTTATCCAAAACGATCTCATGGGCCGCAATTGAGCGAACTCGGCAAAATCCGCCGCCGCCCGTATCAAACTGCATGACCGCAATATCCCCGCCAATATAAATGAATTCGCCCGGAACGAGGCCGAAATCTGTCAAGTCTTTCGTGGTGGACTTGAGAATCGGAAGATCACCAGCAGCATCCAATTCCGCGTCACCTGTCTCAAACTGATATCCTACCTGGACGAGTTTCGCACCCGCCGGAGGCGTCTCATCAATAATGGTCTCGCTTACTTCCAGCGAGGCCGCAGCCGCAGTTACGACCGTCTTGAGACCGTTATTGCTGGCATTCGTAAAGCCGGATGCCATCACAAGATCGCCACTCTCAAATACGTCAAGGCCCGAAGTCGCTTCGTAGTCATTACCTGTCCCATCCACATTGGTGATCTCACCTGCCCCACCGAACTCAACTTTGGTTCGCAGGTTGGCGAAGAAAAACCCCTGGAGGAGGTCTTGAAGACCTTCCTGAACGAGGTCATGATTCAGAGTACCAGCCGCCTCCAGATCGACAACCGAACCCTTGCGATTCTGTCGATCCGCACGAAACGGCGTCCGTGCTATTGTGGAAACTGAACCACCGAAATCGGTGAAAGAATTCACATCAAGAGGACGCCAAACCGGAGTCGTCGGCAAGGTCTTGATACTCTCTTCCTCTGCATACGCTGTTTCCACCACATTAGAATTGATCTTACTTACTGGTGCAGCCATAAACGTACTCCTTACTGTATCAAATCATACTGGAATTCAGCGATTACGTCTGTTCTATACCAATTACCATCCTGGCCCTGTTCGACCGCTGATACATCCCGATACCAAATATCACCATTATAGCTTCGGAACGCCTCAGCGAACAACTCAGAAAAAATATCACTTTGAATCAACCCATTGTCTCGCGGCGTGAAAATTTCCACGAAAACAAAGCCCGATTGGGTATGCTTGGCTGACCCATCTTTTCTTGATAAAGAGCTTCGTGAACCGTTTCGATGCCTCACAGAAACACGAACCCACTTGGTTGATCCACTTGTGGGTGGCTGCTTTACCGTATCGTCATAAATTGCGTATAATGACTGTGCCTCCACTACGGCCTTCACCGTAGTGAGAATTATGTCTCTTGCATCTGTACGCGAAGCGATCATACCCTATTTTACTGCCTTATCTGCAAAATGTAAAGCAAAATATCGGACCCTGACGTAATTTTCTCCACATTTACTACGTGCCAACTGGAAGAGTCCAGGGAATCAACCAGCTTGGTCCCATCCTCAATATCGATATTTTCACTGGGGATTGTCAACACCTTTTGGTCGCCTCGGCGAATCTCGTCACCATCCACTTCACGAGATTTGTACCGGACAAAAACACCAATCTCGTTATCCGCCGTGCCCGCCTTGTTCCCCCTCCAAGGCTTATCCGTATCTTGAAGAGTCCCCGGAGGCGTCAGAGTGAAGGCTCGGCCCTCTTCGGCAATCAAATCTTCAAGCCAAGCCCATTCGACGGGGAGTGCCATTTTATGCCCTACCTAATGTGCGGCGAGCCAAAGACAGCAATCGCGTTCTTCTCATTTGACCATCAGCCAGGGGGTAACTTGTCCACCCCACCTTCGCCGGGTTTTCGTATTCTGTTTCTCTCTCAATGACGTCTGCTTTTCGTCGGGTCATCTTGACCGTCCGGCCGGTAGTATCCACATTGGGTGCCGGATAAAGTGATGCGGACAAAGCTGATAAGGCATATTCAGCACACGCCTCTTTTAACTCCTCTGGATATCCATCTAATAGATATCCGGTATCAGGGGCATAGACGCCAGATCGCGGGCATTCGGTGGATTGATCCGCATCCTCCCGACTGCCCGCGAACGTCCATCTGGCATCTATGTAATCCGTTGCCCTGACAATCGCCTGTTCGATCTCCATATCGGTAGCGGTATAGGCATTGCCTCTATCAGCGTGATACGCCGCAAACTCCGCAACACTGATATACGCATTCGCGTCAGATTTTGGAGTGTCTGGGTCCTGTACTATGAAAGCCATTTCTCGATGACCTCAATGATTTCGGCCTTAGTCACGGTCGGATCATCCATCAATTCAGCGACATCTTTGACTTTTGGATGAGGAATTGCGGCTCCTTTATCGATCCACGACTCTTTGTCGGTGGCATTAACTGCTTCGATAATGTCGGCCTGTCGTTCACTCGGCTTATCACGATCTGAGGCGGCAACTTTCTTCTCAAGCCCAGGGATAGAAATCTTCACTTGATAGCATCGGGTGAAGTAGGTCGAAACCCCATCAATCTCGCTGGGTCCACCAGTAAACTCATGCACCCCATTGACGAATTGATGTCCATTCAGCAAAATTGTCTTGCCCGTAAGGGCTCCTGTCAGGGTCATTCGGATCATAGTGCTTTGCATATCTTCTCCTACGAAAATAAAGGAAAGAGTCCGGGGACGTCCCGGACTCCATCAATCTCGATTAACCATCCACCGAATACAGAACGGCGGGCGTAGTCACTTGCACCAGCGTTACCGATAATGCTTCTCCACTGTTGCCCTCGTGGACGAGAGTGGAATAGAACTCATCAAACGAAATTGACGGATCACTCCAAGTTGCTGGAGGTAAAAACTCCACAACAACCGTATGATCGCCAATACCGTCTGTGGTCTCCGCAATGGTCAACACGTTCGTGCTGTCATTGTATGCGGCTCCCGCAATACTGGAGGTTGCATTCAAGGCCGTAACCAATAAAGCCCCAAAGCTATCGGCCGTGGCTGTGGAGACACCCGTGACCGTCACTTGCTCAAGCAAAGAAGCGTCGGGCTTGTAGATGCTAATCTTGGCACGCCAATCCGCGAGGTCCGCAGGATCAGCAAGCAACGTCGCAGACGCAGCTTCTACCGCCGCATCACTCGGAAATAGGCGAGACGCCTTAATAACTTTCTTTGCCTCAGTCGCGTTCTCGGCATTGACGACAAAGCCATCTTTGCCCTCAATCATAGTCTTCTGATCGTCGTCCGCGACTTTCACGTAGTAAAAACCTGCCATGTTCTACCCTTTCAAATTGGGATTACGTTCTTAGCCTTTGTATGCCCCGATTACCCGAAGTGACGGACAAATACTGAGACAATCCACGCTCAGATCATCGGTGGAAGACCCTTCATCCACGATGTTCCCGAAGAATTTCGCAGACAGGTCTTCCCCATTAGGGCCAATGGCAGTTGCCGTCACGGCCTTATCCCCAAGATCGTCCGTCCCAGAGCCAGTAGCGATCACGAGCGTGCCATGAAGCCCGTGAGTGGAATCCTTCGCCCAGGACGACGTGTAGGATACTTCACACAGAACTTCCAAAGCCTCAGCAACATCTTCCCAAGTGTCGCCATCTTCGGCCGTATAAGCAAACACAACAGGCGTACCCGCAGGATCGACGGTAATAGTGAATACCGTACCAACAAGGTTCTGGGTCTGCTCAACTACGGTCGCATTTGCCCAGGGAGCATGGGGTTCCAGAGAACTTTGAGCCTCAGCCAGCACTTTGGCTTGGGCGGCCGAATTTGCCTCAACGACCATTCGATCCACACCATTGTGCAGAAGCGACTTGGCACTATCAGGCAAAGTAACGGTATAAAATGACATTGCTGATCTCCTTTATAAGAATCTGGGGGCCCGAAGGCCCCCATGATCTCAAGAGTGATTAGTTGGTGATGCCGTCCGCAGCAGCCAGAGCAAGCTCACTGAATAAAGCCAAGCCGCAATACCACTTGACACGCCAGATATGCTCATCCTTGGTCTCGGAAATGCCGACATCCTCGACCATCAAGCCATAGGCATTGGCAGCCGTCAGGCCAAGTAGACCGGTCCGCATATCACCGTCATCGAAACAACCCGCAAAGATGGTCGTCTGATTAGAGCCGATGCCCTTAGTCTGGTTGATCGGAATATAGTCATTCCGCAAAATTGGCACACCGCTGTAGCTCGGCACATTGCGACCGCTGGGAAGCTCATAGACTTCCTGCATGGTCACGCCACCCAGACCCCGAAGCAACGCCTTGTAAGAACGAATTGTACGGGCGTGCATCAGAATGAAATCGACGTCGCCATCTTTAGCAGTGACGAGATCAAGCATTTCATCCATGAAATCGAAACTGAGGGCCCCACCATTGTCTCCGGTAGCAACCTTCTGGCTGGGAGCACACAGATTCAGGAGGCCGTTAAACTGATTACTGGCCCCGGTGCCATTGATGAGATGGTTCTGGAACTGACGGCCAGCACTCTTCGCCTTCGAGGCGATCTGGACACCAGTTTGGTCTGTACGAGCCGAACGAGTCGCCTGAATCAGACCATTGACTTCGGCGTCACCGACGATGGTCGTCAGACTGGAAGTCACCTGCGTAAAGGTGGCCGCAGCCTTCGCAGTGATATTATCGCCAACACCCACATTCTGGACATCGCCGAGGGCGTTTTCACGATTGTAGGCCAGGGCATTTCCGTCGATCCCCTCAAAGGGAAGCAATTGATACATGTGGTTCACAGTCACGACGGACTCAATAAGCCCGACAACCATCTGGTCCTGGGCCAGCTTGGCACTTTCAACGAGGGTCACACTTGCCATTTTTTGATCTCCTTAGCATTCGCAAAACTCAATCTTCAACGGGAAAGCACATTGAAAACCATCGCGGTTTCGGCCAAGGATCGCCCTCATGCCAAGTGCTACAATTTACATCATAACATTATCGGACCCGAAAGTCAAGTAAAAAATCCAAAACTTTCGGGTCCGATTTAGGGCCTTTATCTACGACGTCTTGCCGCAAGGCCCGCATTGATCTTCTCCGCCGAAGTCATGTTTTCCTTCTTGACGCCGGTGCGAACACCTACCGGCGTACGAGTCTGCTCAGCACCGCCACCCGTGGAAGCCTGCTGGGACGGGAAAAGCTGACGGTAATCCGGCTGCTCTGACATCTCTTTGAGCAATTCATCGGCCTGCATCATTTCACCCGCCCGGTCCGGATTTTTGGAATAACGAGGTTGCCCATCGCTGTCTACCACAACAACACGAGGCTGCCCGTCAATTTCAGCAACCTTCATTTGCCCACGAGCAAACGGGGCGACCAGTTTAGCGTTCAGACCAGTCCAACTCGTCGCGGCACTCATGACGGCGGTGTCCAGCATATAATTGTGAAGGGCCTGCTGCTGCCGCATAATCTCCTGATCCTTGGCGGAAGTGGCCTCAGCCAACGCCTCAGCATGTTCTTTTTTGATCCTGCTGATCCGAGCCTCAATGTCTTTCTGGCTCGAAGTTGCCGCACTGGAAAGCTCTTCAATCTTGGCATTGACTGCATCAGCAATGCTTTGAGGGTCAGTGCCGTAGTCAGCCAACACGGACAAATCAACGGTTCCGTTTCGTTTTGCAGCCTCAGCTTCACTCCGGGCCGCCCCCAAAGCTCCATTGAGCCCAGAAATCACAGAGATCGCTGTAGCCGTGATTTCATCACTCTTGAGCTTATACCCACCGTTCTCCGTGTCTTCCTCGTAGAACACGCGAAGATTGGCATCGACCTCAGTTAGCTCATTGACTTTCTTTAGAATCTTCATTGTTCAGTTTCCTTTCATCAGGGTTACGGGATTTTGAGGAGATCACAAGCTCCTCAGTTAATAGACCACGACGCTGCAATTCTTGCAGATATTCTCCAGTTGTAAGGCCACCTTCTTTCCAGGTCTCCAAAAGAACTTGAAGTTCGGCTGCCTGTGTTGAAGTGAAATCAGTGGGCACTTTTGCAATGCCGCTATGCTCTTTTCGCATCCATTGTGACATCATCCACAACGCATAGTTCATGGCATCGTTGAATCTATATGTTACGTCCTGGAGTGGTGACGTCGCCTCAGTGGTATCCAAGTTCCGAGCCAAGGCCGACTCACGATCCGGACGATCTTTTGCAAATTCAGCCCCATAGGACTGCATACGCTTTTCCAAATTTGCAATATCCACTTCGCCCGCCGAAATGGCCGAACCTTTGTGCTCCACGTAGTAGAACTTAGCCGTAGGATCAGATGTAAAAAGCCACTCTTTTGGGCCGATGACCAAATTGGCTTCCTCATCGTCACCACCAAAGCACGCCAAAATCGGGAATCGAGCTACCGTAAGAATCGCGATTTGGTCCGACATCGACTGCCAATGCCGAATGTTTAGGTCGGCAAGATCATCCAGAGGCGACCGGCCAAGCATAAACCCTTGACGATCCGAATAAAATGATACAACTGGAATAAAGTCAATATCCATCCAAAATTGCTCGACAATGATCCACTTCTCCTCTTTTACAGATGGGTCCTGCCGATAAATGTCAACTCGCACCTTCTGAATGAACTCAGGCTCATCATCAGTGCCCATATTGATATGATCTAATTCAAGAACACGAATCTGCTCAACAATAATCTCTTCCCAACCATCAAGTTCAATTCGCTCTTCTCGAATTCGGACATGTGTCAAAATCTCTCTACCGCCTACCCGTGAGGCCAACGCAAAAAACATCTGCTCAGGTCTCACATGGACAAAATATGGCCGGATATTCATCCGATCATCGTCGGCAAGTGTTCGGGGCCCAAGAAACACACGCGGAAATTCAACCAACACATGTGAAAATGCCTTAGCCACACCGTCACGAAACCATTGACGAGCAAACACGTCAAGATTATTACCATTAAGGTCCACATCCTCCATAAGGGGAACCAAGTGCGGAGCAAAATCCTCTGAATACGTGATCGGAGAACCAAAAGGACGACCGACCCACGAACGAAGAGTAAGGTCCACCATATTGAATAAAACATTGCAGTCGATTCTATCTGCATATGCTCGTTCACTCTCATGCTCATGGCGAGGAGCCATATCTTCGCCAGCCTTACGCATGGCGTCTGTGCCGCTAAGCAATGTATTCATCTTTTGCCATTTCGAGGCCATCGCTTGATAAGCAAGGCTCGGCGTTGCGACAGTTGCTTCCTTTTTCTCAGCCATATCACCAATTCCTTTGAATAATGGTTTTGCGAGTCCAACGCAGCCGGTATCGGGTCATGTCCCCAGCATGATCTTCGGTCTTAGTGTTTACATCATCCAAATCCTTATCGTCGCGAGACAAACAAGGTACTGTTCGTCGCCAATCCTGACAACCCTCACAAACGAACAGTCCTGGATATTCTCTCTTGCCCTTATCTGGAATCGAACCCCTCAATCGAGTTCGCAATTGTTGCCACCCCTGTTTACGTGATCCCGGTGATTTATCTACAGAGTCCCAATAGATTCCTTCTTTTTTCATATCTCCGGCTACCGTTTTAGTGCCGTCATATCTGGCAAATATAGCACTATCGGCCGGGCCTCGTTTTATTCTTCCACGAAGACCCATCTCCTTCTCCCGCTCTTTGATTTGAATCGCAATTTCGCGAGCGGTCATATTCAGACCCTCATCCTCTTCATCAGTACAGCCATAATACTCATTGAAGAGAATCAAATCACCTTTTACCTCTCCGAATAAGCGATCATACAGCTTGATAGGTGAGCCATTGCTCTGGGCCCACCAACCCACCGAGAATGGTTTCGATTGCCCATGGTCATAGGCCCGGTTCAATAACCAACCAGATTTCCGCAAAAGATTCGTCGGAATGTCCGGGATGACGTGAATCCTTTCATCCCATATATCGTCAAACATCCCACCGGCAGTAATATCCCAAGAGCCTTCAATCCAGGCTGCAAGTTCAGCTTCATTTCGAGCAGCAGACCTCAGCGTTTGAACGTAATTCGGCTGAGCTAACAGCATAATTTTGTTCTCAGCGAGAGAACTACGAATTGCCACACGCGGTTTATCCCGCATATCCTCTGGAACGCCGATACGCTCATCTTTAATGATTCGACCGATGACTCGACCACTCTCCATAGGTAAGTCGAACCGCTTCTTCACCCAATTATGCCCTGGACCGTAAGGATTGCAGGTGGCTCTAATTCGTGCTATCTTCGCAACCTGCACATGACTTGACCGACACAATGAAAAAAGCGGAGTATAGCACTCCGAATTAGGCCACGTCGTCAATTCTTCAAAGCCAACCCATGGATAGGCGTGGCCGTGATAACTCCAGTACTCACTTGGCCGGGTAATATGCCGAAACTTCAATGTTTCGCCAGTCACCCAAGTCCAGGTTTTCGCCTGCTTATTATAGTCGGCATTCGGCCAGACTTGATGAAACCATTTAAGAGACTTAGCAATCACGTCCTCAAGTTCAGGGAATGTACGCCGAAAAAGAATGCCGTTCCACTCTGCACCAAAACCTCGACCGACATGCTGAGCAAAGTCCATCAGCAATGCGTCAGTCTTGCCCCCGCCTCGATTACCTGCGAGGATTGCTTCAAAAATCGGGCATCGTAGAAAAGCTTCTTGGCTTCCAGGCTGAGGGAACCAAATAACTGGAGCACCATCCACGAAAGCTCGGAGGCCACTATCTACCAGTTTCCACTCAACTGCTTGGCTCATCTATCTGACCACACTAAAGACATGGCGAAATAGTTCACATTGCTGACCATCATTTGTTTCGGTTTGATGCTGCGTACAAAACTTGGTTCCCTTTTCCCGCCAACCACAATACCGACATTGAATATCAACATCTGTTGCAAAGAATTTCTTCACCGCAGCCACGCAATCAGCGGGATCGATAGAGTCACCATATTTCTGGTTCAATTCTTCGGCAGCAGCCCCCGCACCCACAATCGCAATACTTCTATCAAAACCACACTCGACCATCACTTTTACATTAGGCTTTACCTGACTCTTCACATAAATCGTCAGTCCGGTTTTGGTCAACTCGCATTCCAGCATATTCTTTCTCCCAATCATCAGGGTTCAGGGACGTCTGGACAACAAGAACGCCAGCTTTGACGTTCGCATCAATGGATAATTTGTCACGATATTTCGGATCATGTGCTTTAGCCAAGGCCAAAAGTAGCGTATCCGAATAATGCAGTTCGGTGGCGATTCGCTCACCTCTGTAATAGACGCCTCTCGGCACCCCGTTGATGGCCCTATCATGGATCGCGGCCTCAATAAGCTCACAATATCCCTGCATCGCCATCAATTCCCGATCCCGCAAATCGGAATCTTTTTTTGCTCGATAAATCATGCGACCAGGAGCCACCCCCGCCATGATCGCACTATACCTCTTACGACCAGTCGTCTCCAAGTAGGCCAGATAAAGCTCAATCTGAGCCTCTGTAATGTCTGCCGACGCCGGTAGCCGCTTGTTTGGATCAATTTTCACAGGTTTATGTTCCATAACTACGCTGATTATAGGACATAAACCAGTAAATGTCAAGAAAAAACCGTTACAATCCCCGAATTTCGACTACACCTTTTTTCTCGTGAGTCTTGATTCGGCCCTGCTCATTCTTGACATAGAATCGCACGAGACCCTCATCAGTATCGGCTGTGTGGGCATTCTCCACCTTCTCGCCATCACAGAAAATCTCAATGCCTTCTTTCCGAATCGCTATTTCATTGTATCCCGGATCACCTTGAATCGCTGAAATACGCATCAAAATAACTCCAATTGTTTGCCTGCTGGGGCAAGATTTCGTAGTCGTTTAGTATTTAAGGCCCGTTTACGAGCCGTCACAAACTCATGTCTCTCGATCAAGACCTTCTCTTGATCCCGCACTATGCCCAGAAGGTGGCGTTGATGATTTTTGGGAACCACTCCACCATGGGCGAATCTCAAGGTTTCGGCCATAAAGGCATCGTCCGTCCATCCCAGATATTTCCATGGGAAAATATCCAGATTGCACCGAATCCCAACTGAGCGACAATACTGCTTAATGAACTCCGAATCAAATTTGGTTCCCATGGATTAGTTGTTTCTGCATCAAAGTAATCAATTTTGAAGACGCACGCTTGGCGATTAACCTTTGCTGTAGCCCAGAATATCCGTCATGTAATTGACCCGCACGCTTCACCATAGAAATCATGGCCCCTAAATCAAAGCAGTCTGCCCACCTGGATTCATTGAAGAGAATCAATCCATACTTCGGATTCAATTCATCAATCATAGACTCCGCTGCTTCACGCAAACTCGTTGGAACACAGAACATGAACCGATTCGGGTGACATCGGTGGAACATATGACCGTGCAGATAGCACTGATGCTTCCGCTGCTTCTTTCGCTCTCCGGCACAAAGATCATTCTTATCAATCTTTACCTCAATCTCGATAATATCCTTGCCCGTATCTACGATGACGTCAGCCCCGTTAAACTCATCCACACATACGAACTGACGCTGAAAACGATAGTACGATAACAACGCAACCTTGAGATGACGTGACGTCAAAATCATAACCTCGGTCTCGCTAAAATCTTGTATTCATTTTCAGGTAACGCCACCTCCAAAAATACCGGGACACCCCACAATTCTGGTGGGCGTAAGTCGGTAAACGTAGTCAATTCCGGAAAGATATCAGCATACAGCGTGGTCCCAGTGAGCACCTTGAATGGCTCAGTGTGCGGGCAATCAAGCCGCATCTCCAGTTCTGCCCGTAACTTATCCATCTGCGAGTAACTCTGAGCGTTCGAGTCTGTCCAGAATCATGACCTCAATATGTGGGAGTGCGTCCTGGACCTTTTCTATACTGATCTTGTGGGTCTCGACTCGCTCATTTCGTCGGAACCTGAGCACGAAATTATCACCGTCCCGATACATCTCGAAGATCAGCCCTTCGGTGAAGAGTAATTTCTTGACGAGCCGCTGGAACCGATCATTCATCGACTGAATACGAGTTGTCAAGTGCAGGATCACGTTCGGCCAATTCTGGGTGTATCTACTCCGAATTGCGTTCTGGAGGGCCAATTGGTCCGGACTTCCTGTTCTCGCCTTGCGTTCTTTGCGTTTGCTTATATCCATTTCTTACCTTTCGAGTTAATACGTCAATCCACGAATCTGCCCCGCAACATAGATCACGCGGGTGTACTGTTTCGGAGGCCACTCCAGCTTAACGCCAATACTCGCCATGGTGGCCGTTAAGTTAATGCCCATAGCTTCCGGGCATGTCGTTATGAGCGTGCCAACATCAGCCCCCATCCACCACTTCTGAGCATGTTCTCTGAGGAACTTACGAACAGTGCCTTGCCAATATAGGCAGCATGAGGTTTGCCGGTACGTCCATTTTGGATGCCGTGCCTTCATTCGAGCCACATGCTCGCCAAGATCGAACGACGTCCACAATGCCCAGACGGGGCGGCTTAGGTCATAGACCTTGTTGAACAACTTCGCAGTAGGCGGGCAAGTATCTCGCTTGCCGTAGTTCGGACAACCATGTGGGTGATTATGGTAGGGCCGCGTGCATAGATTTCGCACTTCCGGCTCAATTACTGGTTTAACCCTGTCAACATGAAATTGCATCTTAATGTCCGGTCTTTTTGCGGTAATATGTCAGCATTCGTTTCGCGGTTGCTACTGCCCTGTAGCATTTCCATTTCCACCAGTGACCATGCTTTTTCACATACAAGCACTTGCCTCTTCGCTTATACGGCATTATGTGGCCTCCAACTCCTCTAACCATTTGTCGAGATGACGGCTCGCGGCGTAGTCCGCCATATGCGTTGTGATGCTGACTATGTTGATCTGATCTTGGACACACCCATCGGCCCACTTACCCATGTGATCGCGAACCGCCACAACTATCCGCCTGAATCGATCTTTCTGGATAAGGCCTCTTAGACCGGAATCATTTTTGTATAGCCATCGAAGTCGCTCAGCACAGAACAACCCATGACGTCGCTTCGCTTCCTCATGAGAATCGAACGATTTCAATTCATTGAAAGAGCTACCCCGCTTGAACATATCATGCAAAAGAAGAGCCGCAATTACTTCATCATGAGCCGTCCCAGGAGGATCAGGCCACAACTCAATAAAAGAGCGTCCGAACCGCACCGCGAGTTTCGTGTGCATTACGAGCCCACCGAGGGCTTGACACTTTCGGGGATGGTGGCCTCTTTGACTGGCTGGAATTACCCAAAAGTATTCCGGGCAAAGGACGTTGAAAGCCCAAACCACGAAATTGCGGACACTTTCGTCCTGAATATATGACAATTCCTTGGCGAAAATTCGCTTTGCGGTAGTCATTACGATAAATCCTCCGGACCGATTTTCTGCTCCTCAATATAAGATATGTCACCCTGTAGTCGCTTTTGGAAATTGTGATGTGACTCCGGCCGCAAATGAAGTCCGTGAACCATGGCCGCATAGGTCTGACTCCATGCCAGCCGATGTTTGGTGTCTGGGTAGTGATCCCCAAGGACTTGGGCAGCGTGCATGAGATGAGTGACAAAGCGAAGCGGGAAGCAGTCCCACTCGTTATCAACGAACTCATGCCCAGCGAGAATGATTTCTTCGGGGGTCGGCATAATGAAGCCACTGCTCAGCTTTTCTGGACGGTACGATGATCGAATGATCGACATGCGGACACCACGAACCAAGGTCTTATGTGGACCCGTGGAGCCCATCGTGTCACAGTTGCGGAATGCCGATATAAGCACTGTCTGCTTCATCCACGAGATGTTTTCAAGCCAATCCTGTAAGACGTTCATTATCGCCCTCCCATAATGCAGTTTATCGTCTTTACTCTCTTCCCACTGCAAATCTTCAAGTAGGTTCTTCATCACACAACTCTCTTACTGTAGATGGTCTTGCCGTCGTTGTTCATGATGAACACGTAGTCGCCGTGGTTCAGACAAAAAGTGGCGTATCTGGTAGGATCGCTCGTGTTGGGCCAGACGCGAAGCTTGTTCGGGACTGCCCATTGAATGCGATCCGACTCGATCAGCATCTTGTCGCGTTGTTTGTCGTCTTGCACCTTTAGGAACATGCTAATTTACCCTCCGAGTTTCCATAATGATATCAATCATCTCTTCGACAGTGGTGGTTGATACCCGCATAAAGCTACCTGTTCGGAGCATACCCCTCACAGCTTTGGGGCCAAAGACCATATACCCTTCATCCGTATCCAACGAAATGACTTGAGCCACATACTTCCCTTCCTGCTTGGAGATGATCCAGCGAAATCCGGTGGAGGAGCATTGGTGAACCACCTTATTGTGGGGTCCCAAAGAATTGTCCGTTTCAACCCCCATGATTGTCCGATGTAACTTTACTGATTCCATGTGGTCTCCTTTCGTTTTGTACTTTCAGATACATTATCCAACTACCTCCAATCTATCGTCCTTTTTCATCCAGACCCCACACTTGTCACACTTGATCTTTTCATCTATGTGACTTGGAGACCACACAATGTTGCCACACTCACATCTATATCCTTTTAGCTCTGTCATGGTGCTATTGTAGCAAGGATGGGCTCCTCGGTCAAGAGGTTTTTTTGAAAATTTTTATGGGTGGGGGATGTCCGATAATGGTTCTGGGGCTTATAGGTCTTTTTTGAAATTTTGAGGGTTGAAGGTTCGGGGACTGAGGACGGATGGCAACCCCGGCTCCCCGTCCGATAATACTGGGGGAAAGGCCCCCTAATGCCTGCTATTATCGGACGTCATATACTATAGGACGTGCGTTATCGGGCGTCGATATTATCGGACGTGCATGGCCCGATAACTTAGGCGACACATAACTGGTCTTATCGGACGTCAGTTATCGGACGCCAATCTGCGGTGGTCCCATAAGAAATTCCGGCCACCGCCAAGGTCCTATAAGAAATTTCGGCGTCGGCTGCCGCCGTGGTGTCGGCTGCCAGAGCGCCTGCCGCTGCGATGTCGGCTGCCAGAGCGCCTGCCGCCGTGGTGTCGGCCGCTGCGATGTCGGCTGCCAGATCGCCTGCCGCCGTGGCGTCGGCCGCTGCGATGTCGGCTGCCAGAGCGCCTGCCGCCGTGGTGTCGGCCGCCGTGGTGTCGGCTGCCAGAGCGCCTGCCGCCGTGGTGTCGGCTGCCGTGGTGTCGGCTGCCAGAGCGCCTGCCGCCGTGGTGTCGGCTGCCAGAGCGTCGGCTGCCAGAGTGTCGGCTGCCAGATCGGCTGCCAGAGCGTCGGCTGCCAGAGCGCCTGCCGCCGTGGTGTCGGCCGCCGTGGTGTCGGCCGCCAGAGCGCCTGCCGCTGCGATGTCGGCTGCCAGAGCGCCTGCCGCTGCGATGTCGGCTGCCAGAGCGTCGGCTGCCAGAGTGTCGGCTACCAGAGTGTCGGCTACCAGAGCGCCTGCCGCCGTGGTGTCGGCTGCCGTGGTGTCGGCTGCCAGAGCGCCTGCCGCCGTGGTGTCGGCCGCCAGAGCGCCTGCCGCTGAGCAAAAGAATACGGCCGAAGGCTTACCTTCGGCCGCATGGTGCGAATGCTACGTCATCCGCCGACTATCAATGTTCGCGACGATTGCCATAGACTTAGGCATCGCCGTAGATCAAGGCAATGTCACAGACCTTGACATCGCCACAGACCTTGGCATTACCGTAGACCTTGGCATCGTCGTAGACCTTGGCATTGCCACAGACCTTGGCATTACCATAGACTTGGGCGTCGTCGTAGACCTTGACATTGCCACAGACTTGAGCGACGCCGTGGACTTCCGCCCTGCCATAGACCTTGGCATTGTCACAGACTTGGGCGTCGCCATAGATCAGGGCGTCGCCCCAAACTTTCGCCTTGCCACAGACTTCTGCCTTGCCATAGACTTCCGCATTGCCACAGACTTGAGCATCGCCACAGACTTGGGCGTCGCCATAGATCAAGGCATCGTCAGAAACCCACGCCTTGCCGTCGTGGCTCAAGTTCCCCTCATGCTCAATCCATCCGCCAGCCACGCCGTCGGAAACTCGGACAATCCGATGCAGTGTATGCCCGTCCACGGTTAGCGTCGTGGATTGCAGCGTGTACTTCTTCTTTAAGTCGTAGTCTGCCCTATTCATATTGCACCTCACTAACACTGGCAAAGATATGCCAGCACCACAAGTGCCAACATAGCCTTTGCCGAGACGTTGTTGAACAAACGGTATTTCGTTTCACTGTCCATACGTAAAGTATAACACACATTAGCGGGAATGCAAAAAAATTTCCGAAAAGGAAGGAGGCCCGATAACCGGGGTGAAGTTATCGGGCCCTATGATGTGAAAGCCGGAAGGGTGGTCCGGCGGATTGTCTACCAGTATTCACGACGATTGCCATCGGCGTCGTGCCCGGTAGCGTCCAAGCCGGTATACTCCGAGCACTTCATCGGCGATTCGTGATTCACCTTGTCAAAATTTTGGACGTAGTACGGCCAGTTACAGATACAGCCCGAATACCCATGAACATCCAGCCAAACGCAGTGAATCCCAAAGGCTTCGCGAAGTTTCGTCCATAAGAGGAGAATCTGATCTTCCTCTGCATCGGACAGAATGTCAATGCGGCAGCCAGCTTCAACCCCATAGCCGCCAGTAGAATTGTTGTGTACACTTGACCACAGGGGCACGACGTTTGCACACAAGCGAAATTCCTTCATCACATTTGCGGCATGATTAGAAAGTGCCAAGACGTCGCCAGAGACCACAGATAGAAACAATCTTGCCTTTACCATTGCATCACTCCTAAAAAAGTTACCGGACGTCTGAGGCTTTGTGGCACAAAACAGGCTGCTACAGCAGATTATCAATAACAGCCTTTGCCTCTGTGATAGTGCTAAACTTGCCGATGAAGTTATCGTCGGCGTCCCACACCTTCACAGAAACATCTGACACCTCAAGCACAAAGCCTTTGTAGGTTTTTCCGACAGTTACGTTTCCGTAACCGTCACAATCACACACTGCTGAATCGTAGTCTACCTTGTTCATATCGCACCCCATCAACATAGGCAAAAGTATGCCAACACCACAAGTGCCAGCATAGCCTTCGCCGAGACGCTGCTTATCCATCTATCCACTCCTTTTCGGCCAAGATCAGGGACGCAAGATAGTCTCGCTCAACCGGGGTTAGTGTAACTTGCGTGCCTTTTCGGCGTTTTGCCAGCTTTCGTAACAGCTTTTCTCTTGCTTCTTGAGTCATAATCTTGCTCCTACAAACCCTTGCTACGTAAAGTATAACCTATGTTCGCAGGAAAGCAAAAAGATTCAATCAAGAATCTTCATCTTCACTTATGGGATCATGCCCACAAACCACGCAGTATTGGCAGACTACATCCCAACCCTTTTGCCCACACACTGGACAATAGCCTCTGTTGTGGTCCTCTGCATTGTCTACTTTGTTCTCTTGCATTTCTGACTCTCCTAAATAGGTTCCTTACCCTTAAAGTATAACCTATGTTCGCAGGAAAGCAAAAAGAATCTTTACCCCTGTACTATTCCTCCATAAATGAAAAACAAGGTGTTTCGCAGCGAATTTCCCGATAAACAGATAGGAATGACTTATCTCGTTTCCCGAACGTCCGCCGGATAGAGTACCAGACAAGAGCTTGATAATTGGCAGGCTCTATGCCACAATTCATAGCATCTTTACGGATTTTCTTCTCTAAGCAAGCGTACACTTTTGGAGTAAGCGCCTTATGCTCTAATCCGTATGCCCGACATATCCATACGTCGATGGTGACTACATCTAAATCACCTTTGAGGTTTGCGGCAAACCGTGAAACTTTGGGCCCGTGAATTGACTTGCCCTGCAATGCCCGCACTACGTTGTTTAGGTGTGCGGGCATAAGGCTTGCCAGCAAATCGCCCCATTCCTGTGGGGAAGTATGGCGATTCTCATATGCCTCCATCAATGCCACAGAGACACACCAATTCTTTTTAACAGACATACGAGGCGACGTAGATGCCAGAAAATCGATAAAAAGACCCCAATTATCCGGATACAGGTCTTTTATCAGCTTTGTAGCATCCGGATACCATGTTTTTGCCCGTTTGTCTGTAGTATCTATGTCTATCCGTAAACATAGACGTTTGGTCTTTGCCTTTGCCATCATAGCTTGTCCTATGATTCAACGTGCATGACCGGCGGAACCTCAGAACCCCACCGTTTCCGGTTGGCAATCGCCGTCTCTGAGGACAAATCGCCTTTGAGGAAGTCCCAACCGGTATGACCTGCTTGGTTTTGGGGTCCATCCAAAAAGAAGCCCAACATCGCCGCAATCGGACCAATAGCGTGTTTGGCTGCACGTAGCACTTTCCGGCGATTGTTGCCGGAAAATTCGTCGCATATTGCAGACACACCATATGCAAACAAGCACTCTACTACAGCCAATTCCCCGGACAGATTCTCTGCGACACCATAGCATTCTATAGCGTCTGCTATGTTTTCCGGCCCAGCCAAATCCGGGGACACTGCATGTACTTGGGCAACATACTTAGGTTTGCCCTCATTGTCCGAACCATAAATTTCCTCCGTGTCGATCAGTTCAATGACCAGCCAAAACGCATACTCATTGGTTTGCTGTTTGGCTGTTATCCATTTGCAATCCGTCAGTGGTTTTGTTCGCATGATCTTTACTCCGACAAAATGCTTTCGATTGTATGGTGCCGGATAACACAACGATAACCAGCAGCAACAAATTCAGCTTTAAGACTTTTGGCCAATTCCTGGGATATAGCCTTATGACGACATTCCCAATTATCAGACCCGCGTTCTGCAACATATAAATCGCATTTTTCCATGATCTTTACTCCGACAAAATGCTTTCGATTGTTGTGGCTGTTTTCGCCGATTCCGTCGCCAATGTATCTGCATAATGTGCCGCCTGTACGCCCGACCAAACCAGCAACAAGAACACACCAAACACGATCACCATTTTGCTAATCAGTCGTGCCGTCATTTTTTCACTCCTAAGAAAGGTTCTCTCGACAATCAAAGTATAACACACATAGGAGAAGAAACAAGATTTTTCTTGTGTTTTGCAACAAATAGTTTATGATATATGTAGATAGATTCTTGACACGGAACGTCCGATAATCAATATAGGCGTCCAGGCGTCGGCCGTCCAGGCGGTGGCCGTCCAGGCGTCCAGGCGTCCGATAACCAGACGACGCCGAAGGTCCAATAACCAGATGGCGGCCGGAGGTCCGATAACTGGACTGGGCCGGAGGTCCGATAACGCAGGTGCAGGCGTGTTTGATAATCATCAAACACCAACCCACCCTCAACCCACCCTTAACAAAGGCCAACCCACCCTCTGGCAGCGAACAAAAAAGTCAACCCACCCTCAACCCACCCTCTACAAACGTCAACCCACCCTCTGAGAGGCCGCAGGAAGGCCAACCCACCCTTAACCCACCCTCGACATCCGCCGGGCGTCTCTGGGCCTCAGATCAGCGGCGAGAGTCCTGAATCGAGCCACTTTTAGCCCAGATTGCACGCCCTTAACTACGAAAGAATTCGTATACAACTTTTCTCCAGGAAATAACAGAAGTGGTACCGTAGTTACCTGACGTAAGTCGTTAAAAATACTATACTTAATAACTTCATCATCTTATACAACTTATTTTTCTTGTTTGAGTTCTCTTTCAATTCTATGACCGATGTCCCTCAGCTTGAGTTTTCTGGTTGCGTGATTGAAAATAAAGGCGTAAAAGAGTACTCCTGCATAAGTCCCTTCCCCAACAGTATTTATCCCTTACTGGTCGGTAGCAACTTTTTTGGCCCCAAAAGTGAGTCAACCCCTAAACCCAGTGTTGTCAAGCATTTACGAAAAGTCCGTTAATAGAGTATGAAATAGAACGAGTGGACCCTATAATCTATACAAACCACATATCCAGAATCTCGATGGACCCATCCGCCCGGCCCCGGACCATCTCCATTTTCGCCCGCCCCGGCGTTCTGGGCTTCCGGCCGTCCCGATGACCCCACTCAAATTCCCATATCTTCCAGGCCACCTCGGCATTCTGGGCCCGCCTGTACCAGACCCGCCGACTCACCGGGTGCATCCAGTACCAGCCTTCGCGGTGCCGCAAGGCAAAGCCTTCCTGAACCGGCCAAGCCATCATCTCCTCCATGGTCTTACCACATTCATTCACAAGCTCAAGATCACGATCCATATGCTCCTGATTGATCTTCAAGGCCACGATTGCGTGGGCCCGATCCAGATAGCCCAAGATACGTTCACCGAGTATGTCCGGCACCCCCACACGTTTGTTGATTACCAAAATGCCGCCGCTATCCTTTTCTCTCAGCCACCACATACACAACCTCCAAGTCGTCTAAGGTCAATTCCGTCCGGTCCAGGACGCCACACTGCTTGACGGCCGAGATTGCCGCCTTACGCGAGCCATATTCAGCGGTCCCCTTGGGCAGCACGTCCAATCGCGAAATCCAGCCCATAGTCGTGAAGATATATCCGCTCTTCTTATGTCGGATTATCCACATATTGCGATTCCTGATCTCCATAAATCATTTGCGTCGGTGATTTTGGGTCCGCCCCCAATTCCTCCTCCAACTTCCGAAGTTCGGCGAACAATCGGTCGAATTCTTGATCCGTCAGTTGGGGATCATTCTTGACGTAGTACCAATAGGAGCACTGGATCAGGTATCGTTGCAACTTCCGGCGGTAGTCGTTGTCCCAGATACGCTGTTCATCCTTCGCCTCGATTTCGGCCACCGTCGAAGGCGGTTCCCACGAGGACCAGTGTGTCGGCTCCCAAGGCACGGGAACCCCGCGAGCATCAACCCAGCCGTCATCGATCCACTGCCCTGCCCGGACGTCGTTAGCACACCCCAAGACCACACGTTGCCCATCCCTGGGCACTGTGGCAATTGCCCTCCAATAAATCATATCAGCCTCCAAAGCGTTCGATATCGTGATAGATTAGATTCCGTAGTGTGCCCAAGGTATCCGCCTTTAAGATGACTTCCTCGTTGTGCAACATTTGGTATGTTCCATGTCTGGTTTGTCGGATTACATACAGCACGTCGTTCGGGGCGGTCCAGTGCCAGCACTTATTACGGGCGTCCCAACTAAAATCCACTGAGTATGGGACGCCGTGAAGGTCTACCTCCTGGATGTGTATGTTTTGAAAGATACATCCAGACATATGCGTGAGCCGGAAGTTTTTACCTTGGGCCCCGCAGAGGCAGCAAGTGAAGAGGCCGAGGTGTGCATTCTCAACAATCAGTTCTTGCTTTTCAATCCTCATTCTCCACATTGTACTTTCTCCAGAAAATCAATAGCTTTTTGAACCGTATCAAACTGCACAGTGACCGGCGTATCTTTTGCAATCATCTCGACCTTGTTTCCAAGGTATAGGAAGACGTGGCTTGCCAAGTCATAGGCAATTTCATTGCGGCCCTTCGAGTAGACCTTGAGGTTGTGGGCAATGTGGTAATGAACGGTCCCCGTGGGTTTTGTGACCGAGTACCCATTCGGAACCTGACATGCTGGCAGTGTAATCTTCATTATTCCGTAATGACCTTTACATCATCGATCTTGACGCCCATTTCAGAACAAGCCCACTCCAGATCATCGGCAAAAATGCAGACCGTGCCCTGGACGGCGTGTTCCACAGCCAATTTACCTACATCCTTCTTATCAACCTTTGTCGCGTACCAAAGCTCACTTTGTCTGATGAGTAACCACATTTGCTTTCTCCTGTCTTGAAGTCTCGGTGGGATACATGCAGTACACCGCACCATTGGTTTTTCGATCCAGCCCGCAGCAAGGGCCCGTGTCCGGGTCCAGGTCAGGCCACACAATTCGCACGCAAGAAGATTCATTCGACGATTTCGATTTGATAAGCACTGTTTCGGATGTTGTATTGTCGCACTGCTTCACGAAGTTCTCTTTGCGAGCCCCAGCGACGTATGTTGTCACTTGATAGACCGCAGGTGGTTAGGACAGGTCGATTTTCTTGGTTGATCGCTTCTCCGAGTATGCCATCGTCTCGCATAACGTCTCCGGGCTTGATGGTCTCGTCTCCCTGAATGACCAAAAGCATCCAGCCCTTGAAATTTCGCATTGGGGTACATTTCACTACTCTCATAATTCCTCCGCGAGTTCTTTGGGTACAACAACTTCGTCGGGAAAATCCATGCCGCCAGCCTCGTAGATGATAGACCGCAGGCGGTCAACCACTGCAATGCCGCCCGGCCCCTTGGGCTTTGCTATAACAAGCAGGCCCTTTGCCGTCTCCATGGGCACGGCAATCTCGTTCGCCCGTAGGTCCGTGGCCGGGCGTCGGGCATCATTCGCCAAGCATTCCACAGATTCTACCATATCCCCGGAATAGCCCAAGCTATTCAGGACATGCCAAATGCGGTTCAGCGTCTCCAATTCCCCGGAGCACTCACACCGTTTTAATTTGGCGTCCTTCGCGAGTTGTTCCTGGTTCATCCTCAAATCTCCTCAAAACAAGTATGGTTGTCGGGGTCTATGCAGCACGAGCCGTCACCCGTCATATGCTTACACTTCATACACAAGCAAGGGTATTCTGGCTCCGGTTCTTGTTGTAGGTCCGCAGTCGTTACGCCCGTGCCGTCTCCATAGATGTCGTTGGGGTCTGACCAGGGCTCAAATTCCCCAAATTTGTCCGTCTTATGTAGCTGGCCATCAATACCAATTTTCATTCCGCCGTCGCAAGACTGGCAGGCACAATTGACTTCCTCTTCGGTGACTACAGGGATACCGGCGTAGAAGGTTTCACCAACGAAGTGCTGGACTCCGAACTTCACGTTCAACATCTGATAAACGTCGAGGCAGTGAGCACAGCTTTTGGCCCGTGTCTTCCGCCAGTCCATGTAGTAGGTCCACTCAAAGCCCTCGAAGAAGTCGGTATTATCGGCCTTGAACTCTGCACAAGCGTCGTCATCCAATTGCAGTAGGGCCGCATGGATTTGCCCACAGGCGGTCAAGAGGTTTTGGTTGAAGAGTACCCCGGTGTCATACAAGGCCGGATCGCTTTTCTTGAGGGCCTGTACCGCTTTGTACGCAGCCTCTTCTTTGCTTAAGTCGATCTTCATCTCTCTGTCTCCTACTTTATCTTTTACTAATTAAAGTATACTACAAAAGCAGGTGACATGCAAGTTTATTCTGGAAATTATACAATCCATCTTTCTTCTTTTGCCAGTGCTCGCAGGGCCCGCTCTATCCCAGGGCCGTCGTCAGCGAAGGTATTCAGGATGTCACATATCCGTATCTCAATCTCGGATGCGTGAAGTTCCACGGCTTCGGCCATGAGTTCGTCCACGGCTTGTTTTGGCGTAGGCTCATCAAGGCCCGTTTCCGGGTTAAAGCCGTTGTGCCGCAGAGCTATGGCCTTCCAAAATGGTAGCAGCGATAACGCAACCCGCTGGGCTTCTATCCCTAACTCCTCCAGGCACTTCGAGCCACCAGTCTCGTGCTTCCCAGAGACAACGATCATATTGCATACTGGGCAAAGCCGCAGTTTATGCTTTTCGGTCATTAGAAACCATCCTTCCGTATCGGTCGTCCGCACTGATACCACAGTGCTTGCAGTCGGCCTCAGAACCCGTCCAGGTACACCAATCTTTCCCATGGCCTTTCGCCTTGATAAGATATTTGCATTTATGTTTCATGACTGTGCCTCCAAAAGTAATGTAAGTCCCAAGTCCAGGTCCGCTTTGACCCCGGCCCCGCGAACTCGTGAGTGAAAAACCTGCAATGCGGATAATACTTCTCCGCATTCCTCACATATCGGCCGGGCATCACCACCCGCATCGGTATAGAGTTCCCCGCATTCTTCGCAGACCCAGATGTGGGGGCGGCACGTCTTAGGAAGTTGTTGAATGTTCGGGCTTTCCTCGCGTGTCATGCTCAAAGTTGCAAGGACCGTGCCACAGTTCGGGCACGCTCGGTAACTCATGTCGATAAAGGCACCGCAGCTTGGACAATTCATCAGTACTCCTCTGCAAGAATGAACCAGCCATCCCACGTTAGGGTATAGCTGTTCGCTTTAAGGCACTTGGTGATGTTCTCGCGACCTACGGGATTCAATGAGACAATGCGAACTTTCCGAGGTTTGTACTGAATCTGCATCATCCATTGAATCAGGTCATATCCAGTCTTTTCCTCTCCCAGATCGTGATCCAGCCACAACACGTCGATCTCAGTGCCACAGCCCAACACAACTTTTTGGGCCGCACTGTAGTTTCGGGCAATGATGTCCACACCGAAAGTTCTGATGTCATCAACAAGTATCTCCATTTCGATCTCCTTTCTAATATACTTAAAGTATACTACATAGATCGATAGAAAGCAAGCGAAAAATCGGCAATACGTACTTTACCCCTTAATCGAGGCCAGAGGCGTTAATTCAGCCAAGGTCTCACATAGGTCGGTTTGTCGATTCATGACTATGTGAATGTCCTTGTAGGCGTCAGGGGCTTCATCTAACTGGCAAAGAGTCGCCAACCCATGGGCAATACCGCCCATCTTCGCCTGCTGTTCTGCGAGACTCAATGCTCTCTGGGCTTCTTTGCGGCCCATCCGCCGCCCGGCCCCGTGCGATGTCGAGAAGTACGCAGCCGCAGACCCTCTACCTCGTACAATGTATGATGGAGTCCCCATTGATCCGGGGATGATTCCGTAGTTCTTTCGTAAAGGCCCGGCAGCACCTTTCCTGTGGATAATCATGTTCTGCCTGTAGTGGTTTTCGATTGCAGCACTGTTGTGGCAAATGTCGATGGCTGAGACAAAGGTCATGTCTGGCCAAAACTCCCGAAACACTTCTACGACGGAATGTAGCATCAGACGTCGATTCCTTTCTGCGTAGGCGATGCAGAAGTTCATGTCATCCATATATTCCTTAAATCCGTTATGAGTTTGGTGGAAAAATGCCAAATCCCATTTGGGGTCAACCCGCGAGAAGTTCGCGATGTTGTCATCCTTAGCCCAGGCGTTGTAGTAATCACATACCTGTTTGCCGAGGTTTCGTGAGCCACTGTGGATCATCACCCAAACGCCGCCGTCCTTCGCCCGCTGTATTTCGATGAAGTGATTTCCACCGCCCAAAGTGCCGAGTTGTAGCATGGCATTAACTGCCTGACTTCGCACAAGATGGGAGTGAGGTAGGTCAGGTAGGTTTGCATCATCGCGTGGCGTCTCATGCTTTTTGAAGCCTCTCGGCACTCGCTGCATGATCTTGTGTCGAATCTCCGGCAGCCGCTTCTCAAGTTCGGGGACATCTATCAATCGAGAGGCCAACATTCCACAACCAATATCAACACCCACGGCGTTGACAACCACGACGTCTTTCGTCGCCAAAATTGCTCCGATGGGCATACCATAGCCGACATGGGCATCAGGCATAATCGCGATATGGTGAATCGCAAATGGCAGTCGCATTAGGTTCCTGACTTGATTTTGGCAGTCTATACTCAGTTCATCAGGCGGCAGCCAAAACATTGCAGGGACTTGTGTCCTTGTGTGCCATACGGCTTCCATAGTCATGCCCCTAATTTAGCTAAGCTCAAATATACTTGCTGCTGAATATCGCTCAAATCCTCGAACGATACCACGGCCTCACCCTCAGGCATGTCTTCCAGATACATCTTCCAGGCCGCGTTCTTGATTTCGATGGAGTAGCCATCTTTCTGCCTCTGGATACTCTGGATCAGCTTTGCTTGGTACATCTCCTCAACCATCTCCGGAGTCATACCAACTGCCTGAGCCAAGTTGATCCAGAAGTGCAACATGTCGATGATCTCTTTGCGTGCTGACGTTACGTCCCTAACCTTGTACCGCTCCCCACCCTGGGCTTCGGAGCACCAGTGCTTCCAGTAAGTGCAATTGCGAAGCTCCTCCATTTCGGAGGCCATAGCCTTCAAGAAATTGTCGATCCACTGGCCGGATTCGATTTTAGCTAATTCATGGGCTGCAAGTTCTATACTTCCATGAGCAGCTTTGCCACAAAATGCCTCGGCGAAGTGTTCGTCATCGAACCCCGTATACCGGTTAAGTTGACATTGAAGGTCGAAAAGTTCTTTAATCGTCACGGCCAATTCCTTTCAAAAACGATAGGGTTTTGTTGAGGATTGCGGTATGCCATGTTCGGCTTTCAATGCCGAGTAAAAGAGCAATCGGAGCTAAAATAGTTAGGAGTATTTCAGCCACTCCTAACGCTAAGAAGATTACTGCAAAAACCCAGCACGCCGAAGCGTAAATAAGCGGGCTTACGGTCGCCATGAATAGATCACGCTCAAGCCAGAGCACGAAGACTATTATAACGATACTGAGAAACATGTTTTGCATTCGTCCACTCCCAAAAAATGCCAATGAAGAACCACTGTCCTGCCCAAGGCTTTACAGGTTTCGCACGGGCAGATATGCCAGTCTTCCGGGGGCGTTGACACTTCCTCTGGATGCCGACGTTTGTACTCCACAAAGGACGATAAGGCGTCGGCGGGCGTAGGAAATCGGCGATAACAGTAGTGGCTATTCCAGTGCGAGCACCATGTATCCATCCTGGCGAATACAATAGAGCCTTCCCAGCTTTCGACTAAATCTTCTACACCAAGGACATCTGCCAAGCTTCGGGCCATCCGACGAAGAGACGCCAGGGCCTCATCCCCATTCGCGAATTTGGTCTGTAGCATCATCTCCTGTCGGCACTGTATAGGCTCTTTTTGGTCAATAATGTTCAGATCAAATTCGATTCGATAGATCGGGAACTCCATCAGATTCTCCCCAACTCAAAAGTTTCTCGTAACCACATCGGCAGAGATACCCTGCGTTGGTTACCACAAACGTCCCCTTTGGCCGAAGTGCCATACATATCTATCAAGCTCGAAAGCACGGAATCAGCCACAACGCCAGACACGATAAACGTACTCTTCTTGTTCTGGATCAAGTACCGGCTCAGTACCGGCTTCCACTTCCTACAACGGTGAAGCTTGTTGGGCTTCTCGTCGCAGCGAAACCGTGTATGTGAGCAATCATCAATCTTCTCGTGAGGCCGAGCGTGAGCACAGGATAGACACACAGCACATCTGTCTGGGCAGATATTCACGCTGTCACCTCCTCTGGTCTGTTGAGTACGTGTAGGGCAGACATGAAGATTGTGCGGACGCCAGTTGTCGTTTTGACCTTGGCAATACTGGGGCTCATAATTTCCACAACTACTCCTTGCACTGGCATATCGTCAGCCCCAACAATCAGGACCAAATCGTTGACTTTGACTCTCAGCATCTCACTTCTCCTCAATAAGGCCGTGCTCTCTTGGGCTATCGCATCCCAGCAGTTCATCCTTCAACGCCTCCAATGCTTCTTCGATAGGTCGCACAAGTTCCAAAGCCATTTCTTCGGTCCACTCGTACGTGTAGGCCGTGATTCCGGTTCTCTTGCGACGATAGTGGCTTGTCAAGTGCCCAAGCTTGCGTATCGCTTCCAAGGCTTGGGCTTGTCGCTTTTGACCGATCCTGTCGAATTTCTGGGACGGGCTTTCGCCGTCTTTCGGCGTAGTTTCGACCTTCGGTTCTGGCTCCGGAATGCTGGCCTTCGGCACTATCGTGACTTCAACCTTCGATTCCGGTGTGAGGTTGATTGCAGTCCAGTCCGGGCAAGGGTTACTCTTGCCGACGCAAGTATTGCGATAGTGGTCGCACGCAAGACACTTTTTTGCAATTGCCATCAAAGTTCCTCCAGATTGACAACTTCTCCGTGAGCCCAAACTTCTTCGGCTCGCTCATACAAGTCGTCGGTTTCGTATCCTTCGGGCATGTTGATGGTCGCCCGAACTTTCATCTCTATCGTGACTTCCATAGTGCTTTTCCTTTCTACAAAAACACCCGTGGGAGGATTCAAACCAGCCTTCTCTTATACCTTGCGATGACTTTGTGGGAGGCCTCCCACAAGGCTCCGATCCTATGGAGAGTTCAATGGCCGGGGCCCCAGGCATCAATTCAACTATCCATAGGCAAGGGCATAAACGCTTTAATCAAATAAGCTACACGGGTATAAATAGCGGGCTACTCCCGCATTCAATTATCAAAGAGCAGTGGTTGGTCATGAACCTGACTTTTGCCTCGTTTGGCGTGTCTCTCACTGCCAACCACTGTGTATAGTATACAGCATAGATCACATCCATGCAAGTAAAATTTCCTGAATTAGCGAGATTCTATTATCGGACCAGGAGCCAGCGTGCTCTATGTAGGGTCAGCATAAGTGGACTCCCTGCATCCGATATTGTTTGTAGAACTCATGGCCCGCGTCAGCACCTAAGAAATGTATGACAAGTTGCAAGAGGACTAAGCAGAAAATCGGGCCGTGATGTTGGCCATCTGTAATGATATGGGCCAATTCATGCAGAACAACGACTCTCGTTATCCAAGAAGATTTGGCCGGGAATTTCAACGTAAAGGTTCCATCCTTACGGCTCTTGCTACAGCACGCGGTATACTTGCGTCGGCCAGATGTTTGAACCTTAAATCGGATTTCCCCGAATCGGTCGATCAGCCAACGATCTTGAACAACACTGAGAGCGTAGCAGTGAATCTGTTCACCTATCATTGATGTCTCATTCTGCCATACTCTGAATTCGCGTTCTGCTTTATAGACTTTGGTGCGTTGAAAGTCACGCCCCAAGGGCCTGTAAGTTTTTGCGTCCCACCGGTCTGTCATGGTGTTACTACCTTCCGCTTGCTCATGGTGTATTCGCTTGTCCGATTGTATGTATGATTGGGGAAGAGCCTGTCGATCATCTCCTGTAGTCCCGGAGCAATTTGGTTGCACCAATGCTCTGCGATTTCCGGCTGGTGTTCGTTGGATGGCACCAGCGAGATTGACGTCATGCCACAATACTCGTAAACTACTATTTCCGCATGGTCATTCTCCAGCATAACGTGCTCTTCGCGTCCTGCCCAACGGTCACACTTGACGAATGACGGCCAGCGAGTTTCGATACATAACATAGTTCCATCCACACAAGCCTTCCAATAGTCCGCCGCGTCTGGATCATCAGGCTCAGACCACACGGAGCTATCGATATGAACTGTAAGCACCGCATCCGAGTTGCAATAGACTCCTCTGGGCATTTCGGTCTCCTATAATGGCTGTCTGAATCGATTTCGTTCTATCTACGTAAAGTATACTACATAGATTAAATCTATGCAAGTGAAAAATGAAAAAATGCCGGGGAGGGCCCCGGCACCGGAGGAGAGATGGAGGAGTGTTTTCAGAATAGGGCCCGTAGGTCCAGGTCCAGTCGTTCTATAGGCAGAGCGAGGCCGAGGGAACCCGTGTCGAAGTGCTTCTGTATGACGATGCCCACGACAGTCCCATGGGCGATTACGGGTCCACCACTACAGCCGGGGATGGCCAAGCCATGAAAGAAGAATTTGCCGTTACACCATTTTTCTGTTGACACGCTGCCCCGTGCCGTGGTAAAGTAGGTATTTATCCCCACGAACGGAGAGCCAATTGATATGATCGAATCATCAAGAGCCGGGCGGGGCCCGGTCTCCAGCCAGAATTCATTTCGCTCTGCGACAATGATGATTGCCAGATCATCATTTGCATCTTTGCGAACTTCTACTACGGTGAAGGTCTTTCCTCTGCCGTTCGTTATCGACCGGATATTTCCGGCTGTCGCGACATGCTTTGCAGTCAAAATGACGGTTTCGGATACAAAAACTCCGGTTCCCGCAGTCATCCGCATCCCGGCACCAATTACGATCCGCACCGAGGCCCCCATGATGTCATCAATAGTCAACCCACCTTTTGCAGGGTCCAACCCACCCTTTACCGAGGCCAACCCACCCTCAACGGAAGTCAACCCACCCTCAATGGAAGTCAACCCACCCTCAAGATCGGTAAGCCTACCTTGAACCTTCTGGCACCACCCCGCAGCGGCCACCAAGCCATTCTCCACGTTGTAGGCCCGGAGTTTCAGATCAATGATGTCCTGCTCTTGCCATGCGGTCATTCCCACGATCATGGCCAGAACTACCAAAAACAAGATGTTCGTCAACGTCTTCATCGGGTCTAATCCTTCAATCGAAAGCTGGGGCACTCCCAAACAGGAGAAACCATGTCGTATTTGACACACCAATCGTAATTGTCGATGGCCCTGCGGCAATGATCCTGTTTGCCGGGCTTGAACTTTGAGCACTCATAGCACAAGCAATGCTCTCGGTGCCGCCCTTTTAGGTCTTGGCGGACCCAGACAGAAGCATCGTGGTGACGATAGTAAACGTGCCTTTGGGTCTTTCGAGTTGCCGCTTCAACCTTGCTGAGAAGCCCGTATCCGAGCAGGGCCAGGAAGGCGATTACTGTTACAATTGCAAATAAGGTCTCTATCATCTTCTTATCTCCAAATAGGCCCGGCCTATTCCGGGCCCGGTTGCAATTGTGTTATGATGCGGCCTTCGCCGCCTTGACGACCGCTCTGGTTTCCGGAAGTTGTTCGGCCTTGAGGCTTTCCAGATAAGTTCGCCGTTCCGCTTCTGGTTTGGCCTCGATCACCTTTTGTAGTTGACCAACAAGCTGAATAAGTGCTCGATCTTTTTTTGTGACTTCGCCCTTGATTTCAGCCATTACCGATTCAACTTCTTCGGGGCTAAGGTCTTTTGGTCGCTTTCTCATGAGTCCAAGATAGCCACCGGCCGATACGCCCAAGAGGCTCAAGCCAATTGCCACGGCTCCAGTAGGTCCGAACAAAAGCTCTTCGCGAGCTTGAGCAATTTCTATGTCCGTCGAGACGATACCGCTCAGCAGGTTGAATTTGAGGTTTTCTTTCTCCGCGAGTTGCTGTAGCTCCAAGCCATTTAGTTCATGGGCACTTTTGATATCAAGTTGGAGCTTTTTCAACTTTGCTAAGCTGGGGTAGCCGCTATATTCGTCCGGCTCAGCCACGTTGGCATCAACTGCATAGTTTACTGCACCATTGTCAATGTTGGCAGGGGTGATGTTCTCCGCGATAGTGCCGATACAACCGCTGCCCACAAGAACAATAGCCAACATGGTATACGCAATTACTTTTTTCATTCTTCGGGTCTCCTAATCATGCCCTCAATTAACGCTTCAACGGCAGCGACATACGCTCGTCGCCGTTTCAAGTACTCTTGGTGAAGATAAAGACGAGTATCTTCATTTGGAATGTTGTTTATTACGTCTCGTACTGCCTTCCAGCGTGCATTTAACCTTATTTCCTCTTCCTTAAGTTTATGGTAAGCGATTACAGTGCTATTCTCGACTGATTCAACTCCCTCAATGAATCGTATCTTGTTCTGAGCATCCTTGTGGATGTAGCAGATAATGATCCCACCGCTATCTAAGCTGATCTTGATCTCTTGAAGCTCGTTGGGATCAGGTTCATCCAGATTTGATTCAGTGGGATATGTCAATGATGCGATTTCCGGAGGATTTATATTGTGAACTGATTCCGCAAATGAGATTGGCTCTCTGGCAAAGATAAGGAGGCTTTCGCCGCCACGAAATTTGATCTTGATTGGAGTCATACGATGTTTTCGCATTCGCCTAATTCTGGAAAGAGTACGTCAACCTCGGCAGTATCATGTATCTCGGAAAATGCTTGCTCCAAGATACGCCGATGCGTATCAATCAATTCACCCCCATTTTGCCCTTCCAGGGCACACGTTACAAGGCACTCACTCTCAATTCGAGTCTTCGCTGTGCCCTTCACAAACACGATTGCAATTGTAAGATTCATAGTGCTCTCAGTATAACAAGATTATAGCACTCTGTCAACGCATTTTTGAATGATTTTCATTTTCTTATCGGGCAATAATTCGATATACCCAAGCCAAAGTTGCCAACACTTCAAACATCTACGAAGTACCGCCCCATGTTTATTCGGTACAAGACCATAGATCGCTGGATCGACTTCGATGGGTCTGGATAATTTGCCTTCACATTTGCGGCACCTCAGACTATAATCTCCTGCAATGTTTGCCATGTTATCTCCCATTAGAACGGAGGTGGTTCTTCGTTATCTGGCACATCTTGCCAGACCGTATTAAATCCCATAACGTCATTCCAGGCTTTACGGCAGTCCTCTAATCCAGGGAAGCCATAGCACCGGGGATTTGTGCAGAAGTTTAGCCCGGTTCGCAGCGGTTGCGAGGGATTGGGGCTGCATTTCATGGTTTTGACTGTAGGAAAACCTGGAGGCAAGACCCGATGTAGAAATTTTGTGAGTCGGTGCATTGAGCATCGATTCATGTAATTTCCAACATAGGTTTTCACAAAATCAATAAAATCTGCCAATAATTCCTGTTTTGGAACTAAGGTTTCCCATTGTTCATGTCGGGCCAATATGCGGCCCTCATGGAGCCGGTCATACCACCATGATTGTTCTGGGCTAAGATTGAGTTGTTTTTGTTCGTTCAGGGCGTCCGTGGTTGGGGCCTCACGAAGATTGATTTTCCCTGTATCGAATGTCATTAGATAGTGCAGTAGGGCCTCATATCCGCCATGGTCAAGTTGATCTTGGATCGCTCCGAAGTATTTGGTGTCTTTGCGGTGATTTTCTGAGGTATCTAAAACGAAAAATCGTCGGTCGTCCATCGCAACAGGTACAACCCACTCGCTATTTGAGGCCATGATGAGATGAATATAATTCGGAGATGCTTCGGAATCTATGCCTTTTTTCTCTACGACGATATGTTCTTCGGTAATCAATGCTTTCAGAGTGCCTTCGCCCTTCTTGTCCCCGGCGTAAAAAGCCTCGTCGGCAAAGAGTAAAACACAATCCCGCAAGTGGGCATTGAACGAACCCACCAGATGTTTTGAATTGCTGATCTGGAGAAAGTGTTGACCAAATAAGTGACCAACACTTTTCGCAAAAAAGCTTTTGCCGGTACCTTGTTTTCCTCGCATGACCACGGCTGTGCCCCCTGGTTTATTAGGATGTTGTACTGCATCCGCAAGCCATGTCACGAGATATTGATAATGTTCTTCTACGCCTTGGCATATATTGTCACGCAGATGATTCAGGAATAGGTCACACTGCCCAGGCTTAGCCTCACAAGTGAAGCCTCGCCAGAGATTATACGCACCTTCAACTTCTTGGCCGGGCACGAATACCATCGCATCGAATTGACGCCGGTGGGCATGTTTCAACCACCAATCACCCTTCGGCATGAATTTGTCATTACCGTCTTTATCTTCGCCCACCTTGACTTTTTGGTGCATGTAACGATTTCGGAAATCTGCGAATGTTTGCATTTCGATTTTTGGACGATTAAAGGCGAAGTCATGCTCCTCTGAGATGACTCTGCATTTACCACCCATGGATGAAATGACGGCATGACGCTCATTCAGTTCTGTCAAGGCTGGATCGATTGTAAACTCGTGGGCTCGTTCAATTTGCCGTAAGGCATAGGATTCCGCTCGCGAGCCAAGCTGAATGACCGATTCGGAAATTCCAAAATCCTTGTCGGTAATGATGGAAAAAATCACATTATCATCTACGCCCGCTCGACAAAGCTCGCAGCAAACGCAGAATAATGCTTCACTTCGAGAAGCGAATTTATTCGGCTCGTCAGGATCGTGGCCTTGGACGATCAGCACCTTCACCCATGACTTGACATTTTCACCAAGCTCGTCCAGGCTCTCGACCCGACGGATGTTACCTGTATCCACCTTGGGCATAAGCTCAGATCGGCCCCCAGAAAATCCTTTGTTGATGGGGCTTTGTACTGGTTGGGCCGCAGTAAAGTCTGAAATCGGGTAAGAGATCGTACCATCAAAGTGGATCAATTCGGCCATGACCTCGGTTCGGCCCTTCTTACGCTTTTTTGCGTTCGGACGATTCACTGTGCCGGGCAGCCTCATGATTCTATCAATGTTATGACAATTGTCCCCTCCCAGGAGCATTTCGAGTTGTTGATTATATCTTTTGGCATCTTCTGCTTTTTGGAGATCGCCATCGATTTGTATTGGTTCTTCTAATCGCCAAAACGCCTGATAACCACCTCCGGAGAAAATCACGCAAGTGGGAATGGGCTTGAACTTGCGGATGGTACCCAAAATTCGCTTTTGTTCGGCATCCAGGTCTTCGCCCGCCCGTGGGTCTACATCTACATGTAGGTATTCGACTGCTGAGATATTTTCTCTGGATGCTTTTTTGTAGACCTTATCTGCCAAAGTAGGGTTGACTGAGAAGTATATATTATGATCTTCGCCATACCGGTTCAGCCATTGCTTTAACTTCTCTACACTTGCTTCATTAAATGTTGTTGTGTTGAGCCTACCCTCTTTAGTGGGATGGATAGCCGTCAAAACCCAAGGGCCGTGCGGGCGAAACTTCTGGAGGAATTCAAGAGATAGTGACATAGCGAATAATGTCCTTAATATCGGTAGTCGTTAATCCCGAAAGGCTGTATAAAACCTCTCGTGAGCATCCGTCCTTTGCTATACGGCGAGCGGAAGTTTCTCCATCAAAGATCAACCATTCACGAGTTTTGGACACATAAAGTACTAAATAGCATCTACCACATATGTGAAGCTCTTCGGGCAATTTCTTTCGAGCTAATTCACGCCGCAGCAACCAGACTCGCTGCTGTTGGGTGAAGTGCGGAATACGAACGGTCGTTTCCTTGTGGGCGGGCCAATCATCCAAGTACTTGCACTCGATCCAGCCGCCGATGAACTGAATATCTGGTGTCCCAGGGTAGGCCGGATTTTCGACACTTGTCGCATCGAGTCCGGCCTTGTTCAGGGCCTTAACCAGTTTTTGTCTCTGTTCCTGCTCCATTAGAAGTAACTTCGTTCTCCACAAAGCCCAAAGCATGTGAAGGTTGCCTTGTATTGCAGCTTGACCATGAAGTTATCCTCTTCAACAATATAGCCGCATGTATTGACCCGAAAATGCAGTCGAGGCGTCCCAACAAAGAATCGCAAAGTTGGCCTATCATCATGAACTTGTTTTCGCATAGGCTTAGATAGTGAAAAGAAGGCCCGAAACATGAGGAATAAGGCGTCAAACTCTACCCAAAGGAGTTCATCGCGGGCATGATCTCGGCGAAGTAGGCCGAACCGTAGAAGAAGTCTCATAACTGATCCTCATTCCGGCCGAATACTCCCTCGACCTCGTAGAACACAAGCGTCACGATCTCGTGAGATAGGAAGCCGTCATAGACTTGTCGCATGACTTTCGCGAGACCAGACCAATTCCGACATTTCGGATCGTGTCCAAGATCAAGCATTCGCGAATAGTTTATGAGGTCTTTGAAGACCATGACTTTGACATCAAAAATCCTCGCGATTTGGGCCTTATCCGATTCTGGAGCCCCCATCTCGCGAAGTTCTACCAGTTGACCTGTGAACAGATCGGACCACTTGAGGCCCCTACGAACCGTTAGGTTGATGGCTCGTGGAGATTGGCCCGGAATTTCTATCGGGTCAAGATTGTGTACGTTGTTCTTGAAAAATAATGTTCTCATCCCATTGAATCTCCCCAATTGGCCCCTATTTCGATGTCAACCTTTGACGGTACGACGAGGGACACACAAGTTTCCATAATCTCTGCCATATCCTTTGCAGTACGTTCATCATATACAGTTGTATCAAGTTCGTCATGAATTTGCAACTGAAAATCGAAATTATTTTCGTCCAGGAGCACCATCGCGAGCTTGGTTTGGTCTGCGGCCGATCCCTGAATTAGGTTATTCAGGGACTTTCGTTCCATCCCACGGCCGGGCGGATAATGAATATGCCGCCCAAGTAATGTTCGGATATATCGCCGGTTCCAGGCTACCCTTTCAACCTTATCCTTAATCTCCTGTAGGAAGGGAACTTTTTCGTTGAATTTCCGCAAAAACTCCCGCCCCTCAGGCCCGGCCACTTCTCGTTCGGCTCCGCGAATGTTAATTATTTCAGTAGGAAATCCGCAGGATTGACACATTTTTGCTTGACCCATGCCGTATGTTAGGCCCAAGAAAACAGCCTTGGCTGTTTTGCGGAGTTTGGCGAACTTCACAGGATCATCGGCCTTTTTGATTCCAAAGGCCATCTCTGTGGTCATATCGTGCCAATCAAAGCCTTTATGGAAGCCATCTACAGCGTCCTGTGTGCCCGCACAACCGGCGATGTGGGCAAAGTGGATAAACAGGCGGGGCTCCTGCTGAGAGTAGTCCAGAGCCGCCCATTGGCCGCCTTCGTCGGGTAGGTAGATCGAACGCCACATTTTGCCCAGAACTGGGTGTCGGGACGGCTGTTGCTGGAGATTTGGGTTGCATGAGGATAACCGACCGGGGCCCGCTCCCTTGACTTCATCACTATTATCATCTTGTCGGCGAAGTTGATTAAAGGTGCAATGAATTCGGCCGTTGACGGCATGATCTCGAATCGAGTTCACAAATGTATTACGAATCTTGTTGTAGCTTTTCGCCTCCAGGATTGCATTGACTACTGTGTGCTCTTTATTCGGCTCCAAGAATTCCCTCTTAACAGAGGGTTGGCCGTTAGGGAATCTCTTTGAAGGTTCAGTTCGGCCGTAAGGTATTTTGGCATTATCCAGAGCTTTAGTGATAAATCGAGTCGTGTTAATTTCATCAATACCAATCCGAACAAAAGTACATTGATAGATTGTGTCAAGAAACTCTTGTTCTTTCTTCAAGGTTAGTTGCTCGACTTCATCTAACTTATCGAAGTCTATTCGGACACCGCGACGTCGCATCTTGACCAGGACAGGCAAAACCCGACGTTCCAGGTTGTAAATATCCCATAAGCCTTGATCTTCAAGAATTCGTTCTTGTTTTCGCAGTATTTGTAGCGGCAATTTCGCATCAGGTATGGCGTAGGGTCCGACGTACTTAGAGGGAAGCTGCCACATATCTTTTTTGGGATCGATGCCATAAGCAGTAGCCGCCTGCCGTAACAAGGTTTCTTCTTTACCGACAAATCCATACTTCTTTGCAAGATTATCCAGACTGTAGGACAGTTGGTTTTCGTCAATCAATGGTTCGGCAATTTGGATATCACGAAAATTGGCCCGACGAAATATCACGCCTTCCTCGGCCAGAAAATCAAGATCATAGCCCAAATTTGCTCCGCAGATTGAACCCGTGAATTCCTTGGCTTGATCTTTGAGATACTCGAAAACCTTTGCCGGGTCCAGGTTGCCACTACTGTGTCGAATAGGCAGATAATAGCCCGGCCCGTCTTCAATTACAAATGATATACCGATGATGTGAGCACCCCGCCGGACGCCGGGGCCAAGCTTTTTTAGCTTCGGGTCCTTAGTCTCTGTGTCAAGTCCGATTCGTTTTATGTCTTTCCAGGATGGAAGGTCTGAAATCTTGGGCGGGGTCCAGTCGCTTTCTGGTCGAAACAGCGGGAGTTGTCCGACGTAATTTTTAGCTCGTCGTTTAGTCATCGAACCACCAGCTTAACTTCTTTGGCTGCTCTCGTCACAGCAGTATACAACCATCTATATTGATCCGCCCCAAAACATCCGCTCTCATCAAATATCAATACTCGATCCCACTGTGATCCTTGTGACTTGTGAACTGTCAGGGCATAACCATAATCGAACTCTTGGGCTTCTTTTCGTTCCCAGAATGGAAGCTGTGTATCATCTTTTACAATGAAATGATGCCGATGGGCCTGTACGGCGATGAAGTCTGAATCAGTTTCGGGGTCTTTGACTATGAGGTCGAGGTATTTATCCCCCATATCTATGCAAGTATCGACTTGCCAAATGCTTCCATTCAATAGACCTACTTCATGATCGTTTCGGAGACAAACAAGTCTATCGCCATCCAAAGGAATATCGCTATTCATTTGCTTTAGCGTCCGGATTCTCTTGTTTATGGCCTTTCGTGTTTTATTCCGGCCCACTAAAATTTGATCGAAACCCAAAGCCTCTTCGGGGGTAATATCGCCCCAAGACACGACCATATTTCCGTCCGGCTGGGGCGTGTTCCGCTTCCGAATCTTGGTTGCAAGCTTGATGATAGGATTATCGCGGGCCTGCCGGTGAATTTAGAATTTTTGTGCCAAATGACATAAGGTCTTCTGCCATCTGAGCGTTGACCATTGAGCATTCATCAACCACCACCAAATCAGCCGTCTTCACTGGGCTATCTGGATTCAGGATAAATGAGGGAGAGTTTAGCCGCTTATGTTCAAACGCAATCTCTTTCTCCAGTGTTTCAATTACTTCTGGATCGTCAGTGTTCTCCAGCTTTTCTTCAAGCTTTTTCAGCCGGTCTCGGCTTTTCTCCTTTGCTTGATAGATCAATTGATGGATTGTGAAAGCCTCACAGCCTTTTTGCCGAAGAACATATGCCGCTTTCCCGGTGAAGGCACAAAAGAGAGTTGTGCCCAGGGATGCGACTTCCTTCGCGAGCGTGGTCTTGCCTACACCCGCATACCCAAACAATCTGTAAATCTGCTTATCTGAGTGCTTGAACCATGAATACACGGAATTTATGGCGGATTGTTGTTGATTACTCCATTTCATCAAATACACCTCAGATAAGCAAGTGGGGGCACACGGGCCCCCATCGCCGGAGGAGAGTGCTATTAGAAGGGGGAGTCTGCGTCGCTGCCTTGGTCGTCACCGGTGGCTCCACCAGTGTGATCGACTTTGGCACTGCCCGAAGCGACCTGATCTTTGAACGCTTTCGCGGTCTGGAAAATTTTGTCATCCGGGGCGATCAGCGAGTCTACCGGATTTCCATTCGCCGGGACAATCTTGAAGTTGTGGAAAGTGCCCTTGGCATTCTTCTCGGCTACCGTGGTGATCCTGAGCCGGAAGGCGAAGAGAGGCGGGCGGCCTTCCATCTGACGTAGGGGTGTGAGGGCTCCCTTGTACGCCTTGATCTTGGTGCTGGAGAACGAGATCATACAGGGCGTCACGACTTCATCACCCTTCACCAGAAGGCCATAGAGGTAGAACGTCTCAACCAAATCATGGTCAACGCCCTCTGGCACCGGGACGGTATACTTGCCGAATTGTGTCGAGGCAGCTTTGGCCTCTCGTACAATCTCGGAATCGCAGTCATGCACCGCCACGAACCCGCCACCATCCTTTTGACGATTCTTCCACTCGACGTATTTGTGCTCGGTAAAACAGGGCACAAACTCTACCCCATCCTTGCCACTGAATAGTTCCGACGTTGCAGTGTTCATCAGCATTCCGGCCTTGGCACCTTCGATGAACTCGGCATCGGTCTCCTGGACCTGTGGACTCATGGCCTGGATGATGGAGAGGAACGGGATGGTGAAGTCTTCTTGGCTGGTGTTTTCCCAGCCGGACCCGGCGTCTTCGCCGTAGTCAAAGCCTCCAGTAGCCAACGCGGTTTGCTCTTCGGCCTTTTTCGCCAGTGCTTGCTCTTTCTTTGTCGCCATAGATTGGTCTCCTCTGAAAAATGAGTGTTGGTTACTTACTCGTGATCTCGACTACATCTACACAATGTATGCCGAAAATATCCTTTGGAATGCTCACTCCGTCTGCCAAACAACGCTTCACGAACGCCTTAACAGTTGCGGCGTTGACGTCTAACTGGACCCGGTGATTGGGCCAGCCCTTACCAATCAACCGCAGGAGCTTATCTACCTTCTCTTGCTGGGTCTTGTCGAAATCAATGACCACATTTCGGCGAACCATTCCCCCTTGCCCGTTTTCATCCAGCCATGCAATCGCTCTGGGCTTTCGCTCTTTGGCGATGCTTGTGTGGACTCGGCTTTTCAGCTTGAGCGGAATACCCTTACGGGTCTTCAATTCGGACATGCCTACCTGTTCAAAAAGCTCCGGTAATTGCTCTTCGGCAATTTGTCGCCGCTGTTCGATCAGTTTCTTGTGCTCAAGATCATGATGGGCGATCTTACGGTCAAGCTCCAACATTTCGTCTGCAAGCGTTGAAATCTTGCCTAAGACGTCATCGACCGCTTGTGGTTCATCCTGAAAACCTGAGTAGTCGTATGGTAACTTTTGATCTGCCACTGTTTTTGTTCTCCTCACTGAATCGTTATACTGCCAGTATATCTGTTTCTGCGTCGTATGTCAAGAGCCAATTCCTTATTTTTCCGTCTACGACTCTTGAGGCGTTATCGAACTTAGTCCGGAGTGCGTCGATGATGGCAACATCCTTGGTATTATCGGCCACAATGTCGATATAGTGAATTTGATCGTTTTGCCCGGCACGATGATTTCTGTCTTCGGATTGATGCCGTTCCTTCATTTTGTAACTATTACTATAGTAGATAGTGGTCTTGGCTTCGTTGAATGTGTGTCCCTCGCCCATTGAATCAGGCGTGGCCACAATAAATTGGATATTCTCTACCGGTTCTGCCTTAAATAGCTTCTTGTTTTCTTCTCGGTGATCTTCCGGAATTGAGCCATCCCACCGGACAGCTTTGTCCCCAAGCAGTTCGCAGATTAGATCGATGTCTTTGAGAAACCGGGCCCAAATGATTGCTTTGTGGGGAAGGTCTTGCACAATCTCATTCAGGAGCTTGAGTCTTGGATTTTCTTTTTCGATCATGACGCATTCATTCTCGATGCCAGTAGGCAAATAGCCACATGTGATCTGTTGGAGCCGCAAAAGCCGAGTGATCGCCAATGGTGTAAACACCACATCACCTTCGATTTCGGCCATGAATTCGTTCTCAATATCCTCATACAGGCTGCGTTGTTTGGGCGTCATTTGAAAACCCGCATAAGAATACAGCTTAGGCGGAAGGTCTAATACGTCTTCTTTGAGCACTCGTGATGACATAGATCGAACGAGCTTTGTCAGGATTTCAAGGTTCTTGAACCCGACGAGTTGATCGAATTCCCGATCCAATTTACCGTTATAGCCCTTTTCCCAAACACCGAAGAACGTCTTGAAGCATTGATAGCTCCCAAGGCCATATTCCGTTTCGGCCCAGAACCGCTTATCCAAGAATCGGAACTGCGTATAGACATCGAATGGAGCGTTCGTGATCGGTGTGCCACAAAGTGTTCGTTTATAGCGAGCATAATCACTGGAAGCCAAGACGGTTCTTGTGACCTTCGCAGAAGGTGTCTTGATCCGGTTCGATTCATCAGCCACATAGAGACATCGATGCTTCGTGAGAAATTGTTTCGCCAGCTTCTTGCCCGCAGCCGTCTTGATCCCTGGGTATGACATCGCGAGAATCGGAAACTTCGCAGAGTTGAGTACTGTGTGACACTCCCGCATGTGTTTCTTGGTCTTTGCTCGTCTTGATTGAAATGCGACCGCATCATATTCCAAACCTAAATGGTCCGGAATCTCGTAGTTGACCCAGTTGGTGTGAAGCCCAGGAGGGGCGATGATGAAGAGGGCGTCGATCTCACCCTCGGCGTAGAGCCGTTCGGCGGTTGCTAATGCCAGCCATGTTTTACCTGTTCCCTGCTCCCAGTGGATCGCTCGAATCTTGTCCATGCCGTGCTCAGCAAGCTCTGTTGCTTGATGCTCAAACGGTTTTGTCTTCACGCCTCATCCTCCCACTCAAATGAGAAGTAATGACCGGAGCTTCGCCGAAACATGACTAAGGTCTCTGCCAGTTGGTCGATTGGTTGTTCATAGCACACGTTTTGCTCTACTTCCGAGAGATTTAGTCGCTCAGTGGCGTTGTGCCACGCAAGGAATGCGATGTGAAGTAGCTCATGGACAATAGATGTTTCTGTGTCATCTGGTAATGAATTTTCAGAACGGCTCTCCGGTAGACTCATGTTGATATGAGCTATCCGTCGGCTGAGGTTGCCATGGGACTCGGCCATGCCTTCATCACGCATGTCAATCATATGTTTGAATTGTATCTTGATGGCCCAATCGGTCAGGCCAAGTCGCTGTTGCCACCAGTTACACATCTCAGATATGTTTTCCAGATTGCTATTCGATCTCTCTACCGGATATATCATCTTAGCCTCCAATTATTTTGTAATAGATTAACAATGCGAGCCATACTGTATTCATCAGTGTCACCAGTGAAGAAGCCACCAACGAAA